GTGTGATCTTAAGCACGTTTGTTGCTGCATCTGCGATCTCTTGATCTTGTTTCGCTAGCGCGTTATATCCAGTTTCTGCCAACATCTCCCTCAATTTGTCTCGAAGAGAGGCTTGTTCTTCTTTGGCCTGTGATAATAACTCACTATGATTTAATGTAACCGATTCGCCCGGAATGGGAATAGTTGTAAACTTACCTCTAATTTGCCCTAACATCTCCTTACATAGCGCCAATGAATACTTGCGAATCCATTGTTGACCAATGGCATTAATATTAGCAAAAGGCACATTATCAAACGGGAGCGTGTTCATATTATTGACACCCTCAATACCAGTATCAGTGGTCCCATCTAAAGCATAGGGCTCTAAATCAACATAAAACTTTACCCAAAACTTCTCATTAAGCCCTTCATTAAAACCATAATGACTCGGAGTCGGGAATAGCCTTAGTTTATTGTTAATGATCTCGAAGGAATAGTTTGATGTACGAGTAACAATGGAATCTTCGTAAGCCATAGCTTGCATTTTGTTCTGCCAAGTTGGGATAACTTCAAACGTCGAATCATCAGCGAACTGTCCATAAGTAGAATAGTTACCTACCACCCCAATACCCCCATAATAACCATAAAAGCGCCACATCGCGCGCGGAGTCTTATAAAACACCCTTGTGACGATCACGCGCTTGTTGCCAACTTGGCCCGAATAAGAAACTACCTTGCCAGACTCGTCTACTCCCGAATCAGAGGCCGACTTGATGATGGCCTGTATATCGTAATCTTGCTGATCTTTAACGACGTTGAAGGAAGCGGAATATTGTGGAATTGTACCACCAAAACCACCAGCAGCTGCGGCAGCATCCCCTACACGTCGAGAATATCCAAGAGAATATCTAGGATATTTAAGGTTTGAGCCACTTGGTCCTGTTTTGATATTACCCTTGCTGTCGAATGAAGCTGTAGCGCTCCCCAACACATTAGATAGGACATTTTTACCTTGATGAAGGTTAACAATATAGGAATACTCCAACACCGCTTCCTCATAAGAAGCATAAACGTTGGAAGGGGTCAGTTCGATATCTACGACATCTCCACCCAATTTCTTATATACATATGCCACCTGATTGGAGGCGCCGCTAAGAAAAGGTGTAGATCCGCTATAAATACCAAAAGGTAGAGAACCAGTAACCAACGACGTGCTTCCTGTGGAAGTTAATATGACCGCGCTGGTTTGAGAGACTGGATTAAGACTGGTGGGCATACATGCGTACTCCTACTACATAAATAGTGATACTGAGAGCAAATCAACAATAGAGAATGTTATTTCTTCTCTTCTTACAAAGTTGCTTTCTTTGCGCGGCTTTTGCGTGTTGTAGTAGTCTTCTTTTTGGCGCGAGTGCGTTTGATGCGCGGTGCTTTCTTGGGCTCCGGCGCAACAGCCTCAAGCTTTGGCTTGATAGTCTCCTCAACAGGAGGGATGGCCTCAACTTCAACGGTAGCAGTTGGCTCCTCTGTCGTGGCTGTATTTTCAACAGTCGTCTCCTCCTCATCAGTATACTGAGATGTCAAAAGTCGTGCTCGCGGATGTGCTGAATGTTTGTGTGCGAATTTGGCGTTAGCGCTCTTTAATCTTCTTTTCTTTCCCATGGGAACTCCTGTGTGGTATAAAGTAAATAGTATTATTCTCGCGAAATCGAAGATCTCAAAAAATTGAGGCCGGTATTTTTCGAGGGATCGGCATTTTTGAGTTTTGGTCTCCAAAAGAAAACCCCACCCCGCAAAGGGTGAGGTTTAGGTTTTGTCTTGTAATTATAAAATTTATAAATTAGTTGACAAGATGATTAAGCTAGATTTATGCTTCCTGTGTTGGCCGCAAGTCCATCGACTACCTCGGTGGCTAACCATCCAGTACCTGCTGTAGAAGTTATACACGTAACCGTGAAGGTAGTGCCCAAAACAGCGTTTTCATCAAACCCAATTGAATCGTACCCTTGAGAAATGGCGGTGTTGTCGCCATCACCCTTTGAAGTTACAGCTAGAATCTTGTCGGAATCAGCTCCGAGTACGTTAAAATCTTGTCCAGCGGTAGCAACCATAACAAAAGTGTATGTGCATCCTATAGTAGAAGCCGCCAGGGCCGGAAGCGTGATTGTCTGCGTCCCGCTTGTCAGCGCAGGTACTGTAAAAACAGTTCCCGACTCAGCGGCCGTTATTGCTGTTCGAATAGCGGTAGCGGCTTCCGCATCTGCAAGCGTCACAACTGGCCGTCTAGCGCCTTTCCACGTTGAGCCAGCCATGCTTAGCTCTCTCTTTAAATTCTCAATTAACGCTTGGGTTCTCGCCAAGCCTACTCTTTTAGTTCCCATTTTTATAACCCTCCTTTTATAATCATGTCATTAAACATGGGATGAATCTTTTGATTCACCTATAAGTAGTTCACATAAACGAAAGCCCCCCTTCCGAAGAAGAGGGGCTTTACATTTTTTTGGTACTTTACTAAACTACGATAGATTAGCTAGTGGCACCCGCTTCACCTAGAAGTCCGCGAATGACGACAAGGCCGTACATATCAGGACGAACCATCTGCTTGGCATAGCGAGTCATCACGCCCTTGCGAGGCACGAAGTCTTCTGGGCCAAAGATGGTGGGTGTAGTTTGTAGTGGCACATAAGGTGCGTATACATAACCAGACTCAAGGAATGAGCCACCACGACGACCAACAAGGACGACGTTGCGGAGGAAGTAAGGATCGACAATAACGTCGAACTTCTTGCTCAGCGAACCGACCTTGACGGCACCAATGGAACCCTTCTCATCATCTGCTGTGACAGATGCGCGGAATCCAGCGGTGAACTCAAGGATGTTGGCAACTTCGGGTCCGCAGACGACGAAGTTAGCACCACCACGGAGAGTCTTACGATGAATCTGCGCGGACACATCATTGATGGTCTCTGCAAGAGTCTCGTACCACTCACTCACGGTACCGGTGAAGTCAGGAGCAGCAGAGCTAGCACCGATTTCAGTACCAGTCTCGCGGTTCAAGAAGAGACCGGGAGCACGCGACCAGTAGTAGGTCGCAGCAGTTGCACCGTTAACGAGGTCAGCAATGATCTCACGATCGATTTCAAGAGCAATCTGCTCGGAGAGAATCGAAGTAAGTTCTACCTCTGCATCCAAGTTATGGTATGCGTTGAGGTCTTGACCCAATTCTGGTGTCCACTTAGCCTTGAGCTTCTTGGTTTGTGCGGTGACAGCCACGGAATCGACCTTAATGTCGATCTCGGGGATATCATCGTTACCTTCGAGACCCCATGTAACAGCGCCAACCACTGAACCAATGCCGCCACCGGCTTGGAAGTTATCGGTGATTGGGAACGAACAGGAAAGATTGTTATCTCCTGCTGCAATCGCAACCCCTGATTGTTCAACGGTAGTGTGGAAGTACAACTGAACGTTTGGACTCGCAGTTGTTCCGGTACAGTGACTAAGACGGCGCAGTTGTGCAGTATTTGCATCTGCAACGGTGGTGTCGACAACAGTGGTCAAACTAGCTACGGATGCTGAAATAGCACCTAGGTTCTCATAATCCAATTGAGAATCCAGGCTCGCGCGTGGAATATCAACACGAATAATCCAACCAGCAGTAGCTGAAGCACTAAGCGCAAGAAGATCAGGATCGAATACGATGCTCTTCTTCTGTGCTTCGGTACTTCCAGTAAGACTGAAGCTTGTCATTGAAACCGCACTTGAGGTAACATCGCTAGATGCTGATGGTGATGCATATGCATAACCACGGGCACCCACTGTGCGAGGACCACCGAAGTCTTGCTTCAGCGTTTCACCAACAAGGGTCACGCCGCCAGTGATTTGGCTACCGACCTGATCCGAACCATAAATGGACTTATCAGAAACGTTACCAAAGCGACTATTCTCAGTGTTGGATGCTCCAAGATTTGGTGAGAACACGAAATCGAGGAAGAAAATGAGACCACTTGGTAGACTCATTGGTTGTACAGAAACAAGATCGTTAGCGATCAGTCCTGCGAAAACCCGACGAACGATGGGGAATGCGACGGCTGCGAAGCCCTCAACATCACCTGCGCTCATTGAGCTAGATTCACGAAGCAGCTCCTTAGCTTGATTCTCCAAGAGACGAGCCATTGATTGCTTCTGACGGTCAGTTCCAAGTCCTTCTAGAAGACCTGTGCGCTCCCACTTTGATAACAAAGCGTGACCTTCGGCGCGCATATCACGATTGATAATTCCTTCGGACAATCGTTCGATAATACCAGCCATTTTTTAATACCTCCT